AAATATTATTGTCAAAGTCAATATCACTGACAGTGTAAGATATTTCTTTTGTTATCTTACCAATAATTGCTCTGTTCATAAGACCAAAAGCTGTCATTTTATAAGGTCCCTTGTAAGTAAAAGGAACCTCAATTTTTTGAACTCTGAGGCTTTCGCCGTTTACATGTTCGTGAACGACGCGTCTTTGACCCCAGTGAACTATGCCGTTGTATGGACCGATTGCCATTATACAGCTCCTCTCAAATAAGAGTTCATTGCATTCATACCAGCAATTGTTGGTTCAAAGCCTGATAAGACTAAACGCTCTTTTATGTGTTGAGGAACGAACCCTTTTGACATTAACACTTCAAGTGGAGCTTCTTTGTTAGCTAAACGACCGAAGTATTCTTCTTGTGTGAAGTTATTGATTAAGAATTTGACAAAGTCTGCAGACTTCTTATTGTATCTGAAACGAGCTACAAACTTACCATTGTATGATAACCATTCACGATCACTACTTCTTGAAAACTCTTCTTTGATAAAATCCATCTTATTTCTCCTTTTTTATTAAACTACTTAAGGATTATTATCAACATTTCAGGAGTTGGGTCAACGGTTTTGTGAAAAAACGGCTAAAATAAAAAGTCCTTATAAATCAAGGAGTTAGGATTTTGATGGTTTTTCTGGGATTAGATCTGGAAAAGCTTCCCTGACAATAGCCTCAGTTAAACCCTTATAAACCTTCGATAAGGCACGATCTTTCATGTGGCAGAGCAATTCAGCCTCTGTCCAATGAACGCCTTCTAGGATCTGAACCCAGATGTTTTCTATCTGAATTGGTTTTAACGCAGCTGGTCTACGACCATTACCTTTGACTAATAGGTAAAATCTACGAGCTTCGTTGTAAAGATTGCTATCGCCAAGACCTAGAGGCATATCTTTATCGATTTTGTAAGGTGGATGTCCTGGAGGCAAGTCTAAAATGGTATCTTTGTCAAAGTTTAATTTAAGGACAGAGCGAAGAGTTGTATTGTCGTACTTTTTTAAAGTATTTACTTTCTCTTCTTTGGTTGGAGCTAATGCTACTTGCTCTAAAATTTCAGGTATGTAAAGTCTCATTTCTTTTTCCTTTTCTTATACAAATCAATCTCGACTTGAATTACAGCAGTTAAAAACATAAGAGCAAATAGTGATAGAATAACAACCAACCCTATCAAACAATTCTCCACTAAAACTCTCCTACGTGCTCAATTAAGTTTTTCATTTTCTTTTCAATGAAGTAATTTAATATGTGGCTACGATCTTTCTTAGGTCTATCATTCCAAGCTGTGCTAATGTTAGATTTCACAGCATCGGGAATGTATTGGAAGTCGACGAGATAACGATTCCTTTGGAAGTTTCTTGCTGTCTCTTCATCAACATTCATATGGAATGCATCAGGATCAATGTTAATCCAACCATCTAACTTCTTAGCTGTGATAGGCTTTTGTCTACCTTCTATCATAAAGATGTCATCTGGACTAAGAATGTTAGGAACACCATCGCCCTTATCACCCTTAATGATATGTTCCATTAAGATGTGAACAATCTTCTTATCAGCTTTGATAAATTTCTTTTGGATAGGGCTGTATTGTTTTACTTCAGGATATGTTTGAAGTTGAATAAAGTCGTGATCACCAGAAATAATTAAGATGGGTTCTTTGTCGTGGTGGCTTTCTGCTAACCAAGCTATAACATCATCTGCTTCTGCACCATCAACATCAATGACGGGATATGGGAAGTGACAATCTAATTCAGACTTCACTTCTGATAACACATCAAAAATGAGCTTCCAGTCAAAACCAGACTCTTGTCTTACTTTCTTACGATTAGCTTTGTAGTACGGGAATTTGTCTTTACGCCAGTAGTGTTTATTATCACAAGCTATAACTATGTCACCATATTCTTCTTTGAATTTAGATTTATAGCTACGAATGTTATTAATAATCATGTGACGTACCAAATCTTTCTCGATTGGTACATCTGTTCTACCAGCTAGTTCTGCCATTAGAGTGCTAATAGCGACTTGGCTGTAGTCAATAATAATCATAATAATCCTTAAAGTTTATTCTCTATTATATATAGGAACAGCCTTAAGCACAATCAGATAATGATTCGATCCATCGTCGATTGCATTCTGTATCTTGCTTGTCATTTTTTTGTAAGCAAGGATAGATCACGTTATATATATTTTCTTTTTTCTCGTCGACAATGACGACGTCTTCTTTTTTGAATTCCATAGTAGTCTCGATTTTGTCAAGTTATTGAGTTAGGCTTGTGGCCTACTAATATTTATGACTCGCTATTTGTAGACGTACTAATGATTTCTATTAATTTCTTGTTGTAAGCCTTGAGACGCTCTATTTCTTTGTTCTGCTCTCTTATCTTTTTAACAAACAAATCAATCTTTTCTTTATCAGTTATTTCTTTTTCAGCTTCAATCATAATACTCTCAATAATAAAATGTCCCCATTCACCCTACCATTTACCTTTGATGGAGTCGTTGATAGATTTTTAAAGATCTTATTCAATTGTAACTTACCACCCTTCATACACTCTTCAATAGTTACTGCTGGTTTCCTTAAAGTAGCTTGCATTGATACTTCAGGATCCCAACCTTGAATACTTGTACCCTTAACACTAAATCCAGAACTTCCAGATGCATAATAAACACCTAGCTTTCTATTCTTTGTATTGTAAACCCATAGTTGATTTGCACCAACAACTTTTGTTGGAGGAATACTGACCAAACCTAACTCAGTAAACTCTTTTAGGTATTGTAGTTTCTCTACTTGTTTGATAGGTGGCTTAGCTTTTCTGACTTTAGGCTTACGATTAGCTTTCTTAAAGTCATAGTACTTAACACCATCTTCTAACATTTCATTGAGCCAAGTTGCCAATCTCTTTTGATGGTGCTTGGTAAGATGATTGTAGGACTCTGCTACTTGTTCATCTGTATCAATGAGTTTAATTTCATTCAAGATAGGATGGATAACATTAGATACAGCTGTGCCATAAATTTGAGGAGACTGGTTGGCTTGTAGATATTTGTAAAGATTAAAACCAGTATCCTTACAATCATTCAAAAAGAACTTGTCTATTTCACCTAAGACTTCTCCTAGGAATTCGGAAACTTTAGCCTGTATGTTGTCCTGGATCGATGGACGATCTTTTGTTATAGGCGTTTCTTTTACTTCGACATTGGTAGACTTTGTGACCAAATCGTCAATCTTGTCATTAATTTGTTTTAGAATCTTAGGACTAAATTTAGCTCCATTGGAATGAAGACGACATAACCAACCATAAGTTCTACTAAAGTTGACATCGTTGTCTGAAACTTTAGACATGGCTTTTAGATCATTAGGACGATTGGCTTTCACCCAGTCCTTAATATACTGTAAAGCATCAGATCCTTCCTTCTCATATGAATACCAAATGAGAGCCTTAGAAAAAGATATCACATCATCTTCTAAGACTAAACTTGGATCAGGTTCAATTACTTTTTCTTTTGACATGATTGTGATTGATGTTCTAAGTTATTTAATCTCTCAGTTAATTCATCGTTCATAGCATTAACAATAATTAATTCTTCTTGAAGTCTATTTAAATCCGATCTCAGCTGATCCATTTCCTTACTAAGAATTATTCTATCAGCCATTTGATCTATGTTGTAATTTTTAACATCAGATCCGTAATAGATTATACTAGCCAAGATAGCCCCTAAAAGAGCTGATGCTACTATGTGGTATTTAAACATGTAGGTCACCTAGGTTAAAACTAAAGTCTTGTACGCTATCCAATCTAAATGATCTCCAAGCCTGTTTGTCTAAATCAAATGTAGCTATGACATCAAAGTTTTTCTTTCTTGGTGCCTTCTCTTCATCTACATCTTTAACTTCCTTCATAGGAAGAAGATCGGGATGTAAGCTACAATGCAAATGTCTTAGAGTGCCATCTGTTTTAACAAAGCTGATATTCATTCTTTGTTCTTTTAAGATCGAAACAAGGAAGTCTCTAAATTCTGACTTCTCTTCTTCTGAAGCTTGTTTGATCCAATCCTTATTCCAGGTTTCAAAATTAAAGCTCATAGTGTAACTCCGTAGTGTGTCTTCAATAAATGTTTATAAAGTTTAATGTAATACTTAAATCTAATTGGTTCTTTTTCAAAGTTGGGCAACCGATCACCAAAAGTAGAAAGCATGTTCTGATAATGTTGCTCCAAATCATCGTCTGTCATAACGTCTCCTACAGTCAACGGATACATGGCTCTTAGGGAATTGATTTTTAAACTGTTCAATTTGTCTGTGGCCTTCTGCCTGACAAATTTCCAAAGAGTCATAGGAACCAATAAGAATTTGTTCTTGACTGATCCCTGTAAATGTAATTGACACGTATAGTGCGAAAGCTATGACCATTTGTATATTATACCGCAATTGACGTGAATAGTCAAGGGTCGGCTAACTCTTTGATTTTATTAGATGTTTTCTGTGGACTCTAACCATGATCCAAGAATTATAAAATTCTTCAGGTTTTTCAATGACTCCAAGATCAAATTGAAATTTTGCTTCAAAATAAGAGCATTCGCCCTTTGACCTACATAATTTTAAAATTGTTCTTGTAAACTTGTCTTGTCCTAACTCTTTTACGTCTTTTGATAACTCTTCATTAGATCCAAAATATTCTTTCCAGTCAGACTCCGCAAGATATCGTTTCTTTTTACCCTTAACTTGTTTAGTTTTTCTTGACCAAAAGAATTTCTTACCAATGTACCTTCTACCAGTCACATTGTTAATTATTTCATACACAAAACCGTAGTCATCTTCACCTGGTGCTGTTAGTTCATTGTCAAAATATAACCACATTATTCATCTGCTTCATCGACGTCGAAATTTTCTTCTTCACCGACTGGTTCACCACAAAAAGGACAGAATTCTGGTTTATAGTATTCTTTATCATTTTCATGCTTTAAATTATATACAGCATCGCAGTTACTGCATTCGAAATGTTTCGCTATCATTAATTTCCCTTGTTACAACAGTTTGAGTTATTTATATTTGAATCTACTGCAACCCACTTAGGTGGATTATCCGGACAAACGGAAGACTTAATTAAAACTTTGCCAGGTAGGAAACATCCACATAGATTGCATGTTTTTAGAATCTTACCAAAATGAGAACACGATTTACAAATCTGAAATCTTATTTCAGAGTATTGCACTACCAAATCCAATTTCTGATATGATAGCTTACCATTTTTCTAAGCTCAGGAATGAATTCACGTCTTGCTTCCCATCCAATATTTTTTAGCTTACTTCCATCGATACTGTATCTAAGATCAGCACCTGGTCGTTCATAATCTGTATTAATAAATTCCTGCACATCTTGGCCAACATCATCACCGTACATTGCCTTCACTACTTCAGTGACTACAAATAAGTTTGAAGCCTCAAAGTTACCTGGAATGTTATAGATTTGATTAATAGATCCATTATTAATAATATGCATTACAGCAGCTGCTGTATCTTCCACATGTAGCCACGTTCTAACAGGGCTACCTCCTAAGTGAAGAGGAATCTTTCTACCTAATTGTAAATACTTCACAGCTTTAGGAATTAGCTTTTCCACATATTGACCAGATCCATAATTGTTAGTTGGTCGTACAATAATAAAAGGTACATTGTGTGTTCTTGCCCAAGCAAGAACGAGTTGATCTGCTGCAGCCTTTGTTGCTGAATATGGATTGGATGGTTTTAATAAATGATCTTCATTGAAGCTACCGTCATCAATATCTCCATAGACTTCATCAGTAGAAAAGTGTAAAAGAGTTGGCATTCCATACTGTTTGTTTTGGATTAGTTTCAATAAGTGATGAACACCATTAACATTAGATCTTAAGAATACATCAGAAGCTTCAATAGAATTATCTACGTGAGTTTCTGCTGCTGTATTAATAACATAATCGCATTCTACCAATCGTTCTAGATCATTAATGTCTGACTGAATAAATTCAAACTTAACATTTTCTTTATCTGCAATTTCATAAAGATCTGAAATTCTATCTTGATTAGCAGCATAGGTTAATTTATCTACACCCATAACATGCCAGCCTTGTTCTAGGCAAGCCTTGGCAACATAGTATCCAATGAAGCCACAACATCCTGTTACATAAACAACTTTTGTCATAAAATATTCATCCTAGCTAATCTATATCCATCTCCAGTGTAGTCTTCACTACTTGGAGCCGTTTGTGTTACTTTAACTTCAATATCAAGATTGTGATCTTTTATATATTCTTTAAGAACCTCTGATACCTTTTTCTTTTCTTGGTAAACCATATTGACATCTTTTTCTGGAATGAAATGTGTTTCAGTAAAGTATCTCACTATCTTTACCATATCATCTTCTGATATATAGTCCATGTACTTATCTACTATCTCTATTTCTTTCTCGCCTTTGTCAGCAAGATCCCATACTTTCCAAAAGACTCTTGTATTAGAAATAAGTCCATAGAGTCTTAGGTTATGCCATTCAACGTGCTTCATCACATCTCTTGCTATTAAGTTTTTACTTAATCCATAAGGTGTAACTGGTAATTGATTTCTCAATTCAATTTCTTGTTTATTGCCGCCATACCCTAATTCACATCCAGAAGCTATATTGATTAGCTTATCAAACCCATTGTAATTTCGCTTAATGTTTTCATACATAGTTAAATTTCTATGAGTGATACTTGGGTTCGTATCATTAACATCCTTTGCACCTGCAACAGCGCAGTGAATTACAGCACTAAACCTTCTTCCATAGAAAAAGTTATCAACAGAAGTAGGGTCCATTAGGTCTACTTCTTTGTGACCATTCAAAGGTATTACATTGTGCCATGGAGACAAATGCATGGTAAGAATTTTACCAACAACGCCCGAAGCTCCAGTGATGACTATGTCCATTATTTACCGTAATCAGGAAATTCTACAATGATGGATGAATACTTTGATCTATATGCATGTCTATAAGCATCGATGACATCATCTGAGTGATTAAGTTCAATTACATCAACCGTCTTTAACATACTTCTAAATGCATTTGCAAAATTACCTTTGTGCTGATCTTGTGGATCAACAGGGATCTCCGTTCCAACAGCTACTCTAATAATCATCTTTGGTATCACTTTACCAGAGCTCATGTTATAAAGTTTGTCTAAGTGATTAACAATTTGATCTGCAGCACAGAGTAGAAAATTCCATCGAGGATAGATAGC